ACACATTGATACTGGTATTCTCATGTAATGAACAACAGTATTCATACCATCAAAAGTTTCTGATTCTCCATTAACTTTTTCTCCAAGTGCTATGCTCTTTTGGCCGTATAAATCTCCTTTATTAATTAAAGATTTACATGAATAACACTTTCTTTCTTTTCTAGTTTTTTTAAGTTTCATAATTGATAAAAAATGTAAGTACAATAATCACCTGCTAATAAATCAGGATAAAAAGGTAATTCAAAGTGAGAATCATCTAATACATCAGCACAATTATTTCTATTCAATTCAAGATGTTCTAAGGTGCTATCTATTAATTCTTTTTCACCTTCTTCTAAGCCTGATTCATCATTATTAGCTATGTATGAACCCCATGAAGAAGGTAGTCTTACTTCAATAAATTCTTTAGTATTCATAATAGCTCCATACAAACTTCTATACCCTTTTGGCATAAGTCTCTTTGTTTCTCAGTTAATCTAGATCCAATAGATTCTGCTATCTTTTGGCACTCAATAGATTTTTCTTCATCAGGTGCAGTGATAGCTAATACTAGAGCATGTAAATAAGCATGCTCATCACTTGTAATTTTCTTAGTCATCAGATATCTCCTTGATATATAAATCTTCAGCTACGGCTTTACAGGCTTCAAATTCACTCATTTTTAAACCAGTAGCAAACCAGACAATATCTGATTTCAATCTTTCATCTAAAACTTTACTTTTAGATAAATAGAAATTAACAAAAGTCTCAACTAATGCTATTTTTTGTAGATTTATTTGTTCCATAATTAACCTATAAACCTATATATATTTCTAGCTATTACAGGGTTTTCTTTTATAATTTCATTCTCTATCTCAGTTCTTTGATCTATATGAAAATACCATTTACTATTGAACCAAGTAAATGCAGTTTCTAACTTACCTCTAATATCTTTTGGATATTCACTAAAGTAAAAACTACAACTTGATATCTTAACTAGATTCATTTGTTCTTCTTTAGTTAGATCATTTATTGCAGTTCTAACCATATTTTTAATAATGTCCTTTTCGCTAGCATCAATAGAATGTTTAACATTTAATATTGATGTTTTTTGTACTGGGCAAATTAAGTGATTTTCACTTTGTTCAAAAGTAAAAATAAATTCTGTAACTGTATTAAATTCAGTTTTGGTTACTGTAATGTTTTTCATTGTTAAATTTCCTCAATCTCTAAAAGTAATTGTTGATTTCTTGCATATTCTTTATACTCTTGTAGCTCTAATTCATCTAAAATTAAATCTTCAAAAGTAGTCCATGCTGATAATGTTTTAACTAAATATTTCATAATTAATACTCACATTCAAGAATTTTTCTAAGCATTACTTCATCATTCAAAGCGTATGCTCTACGAATACCTTGATTCTCATAGTATTCTGTAGGATCAATTAAATATTCTCCCATGATTGATTGAAAAGTTATTTCATTCATGGGTTGCCCATTCACAGGCTTTTTGTTCTTAGTTGGTTTCATTAAAGTGGTATGTTTATGTAAGTTACTATAAGTATATATATTTTAAATTGCAAGTATTGAAATATATATAAAAGAGTCTTGTTTTTAAGACTCTCTAAAACTTGGCGCAATTATTCCAAAACCGCCCCAATCACTATGAAAAGGATAAATTTTATTATCTTTCATATAACTATCTTCTATTTTTAAAGCATATCCTCTACAGTCACCATTAAAAAACACTGGAATATTTTGATTTTTAAAATTTAAAAGTTTATTTACTTTATTTAAAATATTATTAATAATTTTTTCTTGCTCTTCTTCAGTGCACTGAAGACCGTTGCAAAAGTCTTCTGCTATTGAATGAGCTTTATTTTCTATTCTGAATAAAGCTTTACAAAGTTTTATTTCATTAATAGATGGATCTAAGTTAAAAACTCTTTTTAAGTTTTGACCATGTTCAAAAATATTTTGATACATAGTATCCTTTTTTTCTTTTAATGTTGGCATTGCGGAAAGTTTGTTAATGCTCTTTAATTATACATCATAATAGCGTGATAGTAATGTTATTATTTTACATTGATTAACCATTCATTATTGCCATTCATTACTGGTTAATATTTTTATCTAAAAAATTATTTTCAAAAAATTTTCTTAAAAATTTCTCTTGTATAATTTTATACATGTATAATTTTATACAAAAAATTTCTCCAGGAAAAATAATCTTATCCTGGAGAATTTATTCTAACTTGATATTATTTCTTTCTGGTGTTTCTGTTGTAGTATTCGGACTTATACAACGGCCTGAGACTTTCCCTCCAAAATTGATTAATTAGGTTTTCTTTTTCAAGTTGTTTACATGCTAGAGACTCACTGCCCATAGCTTCACAATCTAATTTTGTAGACTTCTGGAGCGATAGACTCACCCCAGAAAATACAACTATTGAAAAAAGTAAATAGTAAAATGGTGCTTTTATCATTTGATGCCTAGCTCCTTCTTATACATGATCCTAGTTAATAGGCTCAAATTTTGCTCCCCAAGGATTTCTTCACTCTTTGCACATAGAAGTTTGTAGGTTACTGGATCAACAGTAACCTTTATTTGAATAGTTGTGTTTTTCTTAGTCTTCATTACTTAACCTCTGGTGTAAAGTTTTCACTAGTGTTTAAGTTATTAGCCAAGTAAGCGGCTAACTCATCCTTAAGATTGTCATCTTTTGATTGTTCGATCTTGTCAACAATAACTTTGAATATCTCTGTTAAATATTCTTTATCTACTGAGTAGCTAGAAGATAACATTTGAAAACTAGATAGAATGTCTTTTTTCATTTGCTTGTTATCTAGTTGAATATGTAGCTTTTTTGACTCATTGCTGATGTCTAAAAAAGAACTATAAGAACCAAAAGCAAAATTAGTTCTGAGTTGTTCTGTCTTTAATGTTTGGGTGTCCTCTGTTGGGAACAAATTAAATGATTGCATTTCTGGTATGAAATTGAATAATTTTTGTTTAGATTAAGTTAAGTGTTTCTAGAATTGTCTTTTGCTGATAGTCCAGAAGTAAAAACTAAAGAACCAGAAGCAAGAATTGAAAATTAATAAAAATACTTAACTATATCTAATATAGCAAAAAATAGTAAACAAGTGAACAAAGATGTCAGAAAGAACAAATAATTTATTCTTATAAACTTTTGTGGACTCCAAGTATAAAAATTTTACTTTCTTAGACTTTCTTATACTTCTTTAGACTCTTATAGACTGCTAGTTCAATATTTGAACTCTATGGTGCTTTTATGGCTCTCAGAGGCTTTTTGTGGACTTGGGGGTACTGTAGGTACAAAAAATTTTTCTAGGGCACTGGCGGGGGACTTAAATATATATTGGTTAATTTTTTGGTTCTACTTTAATAGAAAGTTCTGGAGCTTGAATATTAACCGTTTCTATGGATTCACCTATGACTTTACCTAGACTATCGAGTATTTGTGCTGCGGTTTGGAGTTGTCCTTTTTTAACAGCTTTATTGAAAAGTCTTATTCTCATTGCTTGAAGGCGAGGAAGAAGAGCTTCTCTATCTTTTTCCCAATCTTCGTTGTTCCAAACTTTAACTCTATCCCAATCTAGCCAGGCTGTAGTTTCAGAGATATTTTCTATTGAAGCGTGTTCTATTACTAATTGACGAGTAGTTTTACCTTCAAGTTGTCTTGCGTAAAGTCTTTGGGAGCGTTTAAGAACATCTGATATTGTGGAACGAGTTCTTTTTTTAGGAGGATTAGCGAGAGGATTATTTATTATGTTTTCTGGAAAAGTAGAGGAAGCCACAGACTTGATCTTAGATGTATTTAGTTGAATGATAACTTAAAAGTGAGTAAATAGGCTATAAAGGAGGGGTATGAGTTGTATTTTTTGTTAATTTTATGGCTGTCAGTGAAAAAAAGAAGAGTGAAATAAGTTTGAGGTATGCCCAGGGGGAAGTTTTTAATTCAAATAAGAGATTTAGAGTGCTAGTAGCTGGAAGAAGGTTTGGAAAGAGTTATTTATCTTGTATAGAATTATTAAGAGGAGCTATTAGTAGGCCAGGAGAGGTGTATTTCTATTGTGCTCCTACATATCGAATGGCAAAAGATATTGCATGGAAGGAATTAAAGAGATTAACACCGAAAGTATGGATTCAAAGCAAGAATGAAACTGATTTAAGACTGGAATTGATTAATGGATCGACTATTGAGTTAAAGGGAACAGAAAATGCTATGGCATTAAGAGGTAGAAGTTTAGCTGGTGTTGTATTGGACGAGGCAGCATTTATGGATAGGGACGTTTGGGCTGAAGTTATTAGACCTGCGTTAGCAGACAAACAAGGTTGGGCACTGTTTATTAGCACACCAGATGGAACAGCGAGTTGGTTTTATGATATGTGGTGTTATTGCGGAGAGGAAGAATGGGAGGATTGGCAGAGATGGAGTTTTACTACGATTGAGGGAGGTAATGTAGCAAAGGAGGAAGTTGAAGCTGCAAGAAGTCAATTAGATGCGAGAACGTTTAGACAGGAATTTGAGGCTAGTTTTGAAAATCTTACTGGATTGGTGGCGGTAAGCTTTGGTGATGACAATATTGATAAAGAAGTAGCAGATTTACACATGCTTCCTTTGTTAATTGGGCTGGATTTTAACGTGGATCCTATGGCAGGAATCTGTGCAGTAAAACATAACGATACGCTTTATGTTTTTGATGAAATTATGTTGACGGGAGGTGCTACTACCTGGGATTTTGCCGAAGAGGTTACGAGAAGATATGGAGTAGATCGTAGAATTATTGCTTGTCCAGACCCTACTGGAAGTGCAAGAAAGACCAGTGGTGTGGGTGTAACGGATCATACGATACTCAGAAGGTCTGGTTTTACTGTTATGAGTCCTAGAAGCCCCTGGAAGATCAGAGATAAGATTACTGCTGTTAATACTGCCTTGCTTGATGCTAATGGTGATAGGAGGACGCTTATACACCCTCGTTGTAAAGAATTGATAAAAGCGTTAAGGACGTTAACTTATGCACCTAATACTGGTTTACCTAATAAGAATCTGGGAGTGGACCATGCGTTTGATGCTTTTGGCTATCTTTGTCTGCAACAATTTAACTTAGCGAAGCCAGAGACACTGGGTCAAACTTCGTTTAGAATATACTAAGATACCCTTTTTGCTTATGGCCTACGGAATGTCAACTACAAAAAAGAAAAAGAAAAAGAAAAAGACAGGTAAGAAACGCTGTTCTTGCGGAATGTAATTATGACTAAATTATGTGCCAGAGGTAAAGCAGCAGCAAAACGTAAGTTTAAAGTTTATCCTTCGGCTTACGCTAATGCTTATGCGGTAAAAGTATGCAAAGGAGATGTGAAAGGGCCAGATGGTCAAAGAAGGACTGCTTCTGGTTACACGAAAAGTAAAAAACGTACAACAACAAAGAGAAAACGTGCCACAAGTAAGAAAAAGTAAACCTAGCACTAAAACCAGAGGTGGTTTAGATCGTTGGTTTAAGGAAAACTGGGTTGATGTTAAAACTGGGAAGCCTTGTGGTCGTCAAAAAGGGGAGAAAAGAGGATATCCTGCCTGTCGTCCAAGTAAACGTGTATCAAGTAAGACACCTAAGACAACAAAAGAGATGACTCCAGCAGAAAAAGCTAGATTTAAAAGAGAAAAAACAGGCAGTAAAAAGATAACATATCAACATAGACGTAAAAAACGTAAGAAAAGGAGTTGAACATGGTTAAATCTGCTGCTATGAGTAGGTGTATGGGTTACATCTCTACCGTTAAAAAAGGTAAAAAGAAAAAATCCACTAAAAAAACAACAAAATCAAAGAAAAAATGACTGAAATCACACCAGAAATGCTCGACATTATCGAAAAGGTTAAAGGAAAGCGAAATCCTGCCCTTTGGGACCCCAGATGTGAACAATATCAAGCAAAAATGTCAAAAGGTACTGTAAAAAAGTCAACAACAAGTTAAACTAATCTTAAATACTCTTTTTTATTAAAACAATGGCATTTCATCGTGGCGAAGAAGGTTCTGTTAAGTTTAAAAATGGAACTGGAACAACAGAAGCAGTGGTTTCTACTACTGGTTGGACATTAGATACAACAAAAGAAACTCTAGAATGTACAGGGCATGGAGATACTTTTAGAAAATATGTTGGAGGATTAATGTCTGGTTCTGGCACTGTTGACTTTCTTTACACAGCAGCGAGTGGTAATGAAACAGCAAATTTACTTGCTGATGTATTAACAGCAGAAGACCCAGCAGATGCACAATTTGAATTATTTTTAGATACTTCTGGTACTAAAAGAGTAACTTTTAATGGGATTGTTACAGGAACAAGTCTATCTGCAACAACAGGTGACATCGAAACTGTCAGTGTTAGCTTTATTACTTCTGGTACTATCACCAACGCTGCATAATGCCTTTAAAATCCTACTCAAAGAAGCAACGTAAACTTGCTGCGGTTGCTCCTCCGAGGGATAAGATCACATCTGCTGATCTTAAAAAACTTAATGCCAAAAAGAAAAAGAGGAAAAAGAAGTGAAAAGAAAAGAACTTACGGCTAGACAAAAAACTGCATTAGCAAACCATAAGAAAAAAGGTACTCATAGTGCACAACACATGAAGATAATGAGAGAAGAGATGTTAAAAGGTAAGACATTTATGCAGGCACATGCAATAGCCATGAAAAAGAAAGGAAAGTAATGCCACGCAAAAAAGGAGTCAGTTTATCAGTCGGAAGAGGGGAAAAGTCCAAGAAGGGAGGACTGACTGCTAAAGGACGAGCAAAATATAATAGAGCTACAGGAAGTAATTTAAAAGCACCAGTAACTAAGAAAAAGAATTTAACACC